GCTAGAACCAGGGCAACAAGTTATGGTAGTTGCTCCTAACTTCTCACTATCATCTATTATCTGGGATTATGTAACAGATTTAATTAAGCTAATGGGTATAGAAACTTCTGTATATAATCAAAAAGATAAGGTAGTTAAGCTACTTAATGGTTCAATTTTTAGGCTGCTGTCTGCCAACAATAGAGATTCTCTTGTTGGTCGTGCTGCTAATCTACTAATTATTGACGAAGCTGCTATTATTCCTAATGATGAATACTATATTCGCGACCTTCGTCCTGCTCTATCTACTTTTCGTGATTCTCGTTGTCTTTGGATTTCTACTCCTCGTGGTAAGGGTAATTATCTTTATGAGTACTATTTACGTGGACAAGACGAAGAATACGAAGATTGGGGCTCCGCTATATACACTTGGCGATCTAACCCACGTCTATCTGAAAAAGACGTAATGGAAGCTAAGCGTTCGATGACGCGGGCGTTATTCGCCCAAGAGTATGAGTGTGAGTGGACTACTACTGAATCGCAAATTTATGATTCTCTAGATGAAGATAAGCATATAGGCGACTATCAAGGTCAAAAATTTGTAGAAGTTATTGCAGGGTTAGACGTGGGATATAGAGATGAAAACGTATTTGTAGTTATAGGATTCGATGGCGAGCGTTATTACCTATTAGATGAGTATATCTCTAGAGAATCTACTACTTCAGAGCTAGCCGGTGTAATACAAGAAAAAATTGATGAATGGCGTATTGATAATATCTATATTGATAGCGCTGCTCAGCAAGTAAAAGCAGACTTTGCTTATGACTATGATATAAATACTACTAACGCTATTAAGTCAGTTAATGATGGTATTAACTTTGTTCAGTCGCTAATAGAAAATGATAAACTACACTTTGATACAGAAGGAGCTTCGCACAGCTTTCGCGCTATGGCTTCTTATAAGTGGAATACAGCAACAGATATACCTAAGCCTGTGCACGATTGGGCATCCCACGCTTGCGATGCTATACGATACGCTCTATATACACACGACCGTATGAACAACATTTCAATATATAGTTAAGGTAATATAATGACTAATCTAAGACGCGAACCTTTAAAATATATAAGAGATTTTATTAAAAAAGACTATAAGGCTAGGGACTGTTGTTACATATGTGGCACTACAGATAATCTTGAGTTACACCATTTGTATAGTGTAAGTGAATTATTTAATAACTGGTGCTCAAAGAATAGCATCAAAGAAATTACCACGGAAGCGCAAATTAAAACTCTAAGAGTTACTTTTGATTGTGCAGAAGCTCTTGGTCACGATAATCTATTTACTCTTTGTGGCACACATCATAAAAGGCTTCATAACATTTATAGTCAGCGCTATGCTAATTCTTTAGCACCTAAAGTTAAAAATTGGCTAGAAATCCAACGCACTAAATACTCAGAAGGGCAATGAGCATTTTGAATATTATAGTATTTGATCTAACTAATAAAATTATGTATTATTAGTTAACTAAAGAAATATAGAGAGTTACTAATGGCGACTAAAGAAACATCAGCCTGGAGACAATGGATATCTGAGAAGCTTAATCCGGCTCAGCCATCAATGGCTTCGCTGGAGCCTTATGCATCACCAGAAACTATTGTAGATTATGAACAAGCTTATCGCGAAATTGAGATAGTTCACCGCGCTATTGAAATAGTAATCAGCGCTTGTGTAGAAGTTCCATTAATTGTAGAAGGTAGCGGTCCTGCTAAAAAGCTTAATAAGCTACTTAACATAAAGCCAAACCCTTTTGAAGATAGAGTGCGCCTTTTTAGACGAGCATTTTTAGATTTTCACTTAGATGGTAATGCTTTTTTCTATTATGATGGTGAGTATCTATACCTACTACCCGCTAATGATGTAGAAGTAGTTCCTGACCCTAAAACTTTTGTATCGCATTATAACTATCTAGTATCTAATCAAAGTTCTTCAGACTATTTTGGGTATTCAAAACAGACTCGTAAATCATCAGCTATACGTTTTGAAGCGCATGAAATAATTCATATAATGAATGAAAATGAGCACTCTATATTTCGTGGAACATCAAAGCTTAAGCCATTGTTACGCTTAATTGAGCTTTACTACTATATGATTAACTTTCAGCGTCAGTTCTTTAAAAATAATGCTTTACCTGGCTTCGTTCTTACTACTGATAACATTCTCTCTAAACGTGTTAAAGAGAGGCTACTAGAAGCTTGGCGTTCTACCTATACTACAATTTTTGATGGAGCTCGTAATCCTGCTATTCTCGATGGCGGACTTAAGATTGATAAGTTCTCAACAGTTAGTTTTGGTGAATTAGATTTTGAAAACTCTATCGAACGTATACAACAAGATATGGCTAAAGCACTAGGAGTTCCTTATGTGTTACTTAAATCTGGTAATAATGCAAACATTGATGCAAACCAGAAGTTATTCTATCTACAAACAGTATTGCCAATTCTAAACCAATTTTGTAGTGCTTTTACTCATTACTTTAATACAAACATATCTATCCGTCCTGACCGTTTAGCAATTCCTGCACTACAGCCAGAAAATAAAACGCAAGCAATTTACTTTTCCACTCTAGTTAATACTGGACTCATTACACCAAATGAAGCTCGTGAGGGATTAAGATTTGCTAAACTTGACGGACTTGATACAATAAGAATACCACAGAATATTACCGGTAGTGCTACAGACGCAAGCCAAGGTGGTAGACCAGCAGACGATGTATCGTCTGCTACAAGCGAGGAAACAGCTAATGACCAATAAAACATTTTATTTAAATAGTTCTTTCGAAGCTAAAGCTCTTTCTAAAGGCTCTAACTCTATAAAAATTGCCGGATATGCTAATACTACATCTAAAGACCGTGCTGGTGACGTTGTTACCGCAGAAGCATGGGCTAAAGGTGTAGAAAATTTTAGACAAAATCCAGTTATGCTATATCAGCATAAACATGATTGCCCAATCGGTAGATTTGATAAGATTACAGTCGATAAAAAAGGTATTTATGTAGAAGGAACTGTAAGCGAAGCAGCAGAAAAAAATCACGGAATTCATACTCTAATCAAAGACGGGGCCCTTAAAAGCTTTAGTGTAGGATTTAGAGTAAAAAATGGTAAGTATAATAGCGCAGATGATACTATGTTAATTACTGACGTTGAACTTCTAGAAATATCTGTTGTAAGTGTACCTTGTAATCAAGAATCGCTATTCAGCTTACGCAAAAGTTTTGACACAACTGAAGACTATAGCTCTTTTATTAAGTCTTTTGATGAGGCTAGTGTAGAAGAAGTTAAAATGATGCAAGGTATTAAAGCAGGTATAACTGATATATGCGAAGGACACTATCATACTATAGAAATAGACGATAGTGGCAATGGTGTAACAACTTATGCTTCTCATATGCAGAATCACGCACATCGTGTTATAGCTGGCATAGTTCAAGAAGCTGAGGGGCATACACACGGTATATCTATGGTAGGAGTTCCTGTAGTTAGCCCAGGAGACGGTGATGTAGTGAGTGAAAGACCTCTATCCCCGTCAGAGCAAGAAGCTATGGGTTCTAAGTCTATTGAAGACGTAGATAATAAAGCTAGTGATGCTATAGAAGAACTAGAAATAGAAGAAGAAATTACTTTCATTGACCCTAATGAGCGTATACCTTTTATTAATTTACTATCAGCAGACACTTCAACAATTAAAGTTGGAGCCCTTATAAATTATAAAGAAAAAATCTATAAGGTAGCTGAAATACCAACTGCCCAAAGCCCAATCTTTAAATTTTTAGAAGTTGACGCAAACGGTGAACCCTGTGATAATACTCTTAATGTGAATGCAGAAGAAATTTCACAACTCAATAAACTAACAAAGACTATAAGTGAAGATACAAAATCAACTGAAACAGTTGTAGAATTGCTTCACGAAGATTCAACAAAGGAGAACGACAAAATGGCTGAACAAGTCGTAGAAACAATCGACCTTAGCTCTGCTAAAGCAACTCAGGTTGAGAATACTAAAAGCGTAACTAGCGTCTCAGCGCCTAGAGTTGCTGATCTAGTTGAAAAAACTGGTGAAGCTATTCTAAAGCAGGCTGATGCGCAAGAAAAGCGTGGTGAATTTACACCTAGCGAGAGCGAGCAGCTTTCTGA